ACTTGCTCTTTGAGTACACTGCCCTCAGTCTGCCCTTGAGCGCCGCCGCTGGTTATGGCTGCAGTTGGCACTTATCCACCTCCCGCAAAACCAAATGCACCGCCGCCGCCAAGCTTGTCGGTCAAGTTCAGCCCACGCAGACTGGCATCATCCACGCCCACCAGTTGCACCTTTTGCACCTTGCTTCCGGCGGTGGCGACGTTGTTGAATCCAAACCGGCCGGTCTCGACCGCGCGGAACTGGCCCGCGCTGATTGGCCCATCATCGACAACTGACGTGTTAGCGGCCTTCGCGCCCGCTTTCCTGGCAGCATCAAGCTCGGCATCGCGCAAGCGCTCCAGCAACAACGCCTTGGCCTCATTGCCGGCGTCGCGCGCCGCGCGGATTTCCGCGTCCCGGGCGCGCTGGATACCGAGCATCCGCGCTTCCAGTATTTTGCCTTCGTTGATAAGCCGGGCCTGCTGAAGCTTGGTTTCGAGCGCGAACAGTTCGGCGGCTGCCGCCTTGGCCTTGGCTTCTTTGGCACGTTCAACAGCGGCCGCACGTTCGGCAGCGTCGTCGGCACGCTTGCCGCGGGCGCGGTCGATGGCCTCATTGCCAGCCTTTTCGAGCTGTTCGATGTCGCGTTCGAGTTCTCGCGAATCGCCGCCAGCCTCGCGAATGTCGCGGGCCTGCTGCTTTAGCTTGAGAATGCTCTCGTTGAGCGTGAACTGCTCGCGCGCTTCTTCGGTCATTTCCTGGCCGGCGCGCACCTGTTCGCGGATCAACTCGCCCATCGTCGCGGCGCGCTTGTTGGCGGCGTCTTCGCCAGCCCAGCGTATGGCGTTCGATGCCTGCAGTTTCTTTTCCGCTGTCAGCCAATCACCCAGCTCGCCCCGAATTTTCGTAACTTGATCCGCAATGCCGGTTACTGCCAAAGCCACGTCTGTTAGCGCCCCAAACACCGGCCCGATGCCGAACGGCAGACTCCGCATTGTGGCATCGAATCCTTCCAGGTCGCCCCTCATTAACTTGGTTACGGCGGTAATGCCCTTTAGCCCGGCCTCAACCGAACCCATGATGGCAAACGCTTTGGCCAGGCCATCGGCAACGCCGATGTTGACCTTCGCGCCCTTCTCCATCTTTTTGGCGGACTGTTTCAGTTTGGATTCGGCCTTGTTGAGATCAGCCTGGAGCTTATCCAGCTTGATCTCAACATCGATCCCGATTTTCCCGCCGTCGCCGACTGCCATCAGTTCACCCTAAGCTGCGCCAACCGTTCCGCGTTCATGCGGTGGTAGGTCGCCTCGTCCGCGTTCTTCATTGCCTGAAGCACGTTCATACTGCCGATCAGTGCCCAGTAACGCGGCATTGAGAACTCAATTGGGTCCATGCCGTAGAACTCCATGAATGCCGCGTCTTGAAGTTCGTAGTCCGGCTTGGACCTCACTCTTTTGGGTTTGGCTGTTCGCCCTCGACTGGCTCCGTTACGAACTCACCGAACCCGGCCACGTGCAGCGCCAGGTCTTTCATGTCGCGAGGGTGTATTTCCAACTCGCCCGCCGCGCCGAGAGACTCCGTCAACACCTCTTGCGCATGTGCCACGTCCGCCAGTGACACCACAAAATACGACAACAGCTTTGCGTCCGCGTCGAAAATGCGCAGCGCCGTCAACAGTTCGGCCGACGTAGCGTCCGCTTCTTTGCACTGGCGCAGCAGCACGGCCCGATCCGTCGCGGCCCACTTGGTCATCAGCTTCCCGATCTGGCCGCGCTTCAACATCGGGAATTGATGCTCGACGCCGCCTACGGTCGCGGTCACGTACTCGGATGACAGGTCTGCAAAGTCTAGAATCATGCGGTCTCGTCCCACGTAAGTGCTGCGTCAGTGCCGGTGTTGGCAAAGTCGCATGTCAACTGCGCAACGCCACCGTTTGTGTAGCTCATGGTTGGATTGAACAGGCAGCCCGTGAAGGTGAGATTGCATCCCGTATCGGCCGTAAGCAAAATAGTCAGGCCGGTCATTGACGACCAATCAGCGTCCGAGATTGTGAATGGTGCGGTAGCCGCCGCATTAAACTGCAGTTCGGCCGTTAGGCTGCCAGTTACTTCACCCGCACCCAACACCGTGCGCCGCCATTTGCTGCCGAACGGCGGCTCTATCTTGTTGGCATCAATGCCGATCGTTGCCGACCATGAAGTTACGGCCGCATCTGCCGTTCCGTCGCCGCTGTCAAAAGCGCCGTTAAAGCCCGCGATTGTCGTGGCCATAGCTTGGCCTCCCTTACTGTGCCTGCACGTCGTACGTGAGCGTGCAAGTGATAATGTCCTGGTCGAAGTCGAGTAGCCCGTAGCCGCGCGCGCCAAACTCGCACTTGGCCAATGAGCCCGACGCGATGTCCTGTCGGTTCAATACGGTGCGCCCCCGGTCGCTCATGGCCCGTGCATCGTCCGCGTCGCCCACGCCCGCACTGGTCACGGCCGTTGTTTCAATAGCGCACACCATCAACGTGTCCGCCGAGAACGGCCGCTGGCCCGGCGTGTCTTCGGTCGTGCGGTAGAGCATGAACGGCGGCTGCGTATCCTGCGGCGCTTTCAGGTGGTAGATGCCGTTGCTGGCCAGCGTCGGTAACGTGCCATCCGCTTGCAGCGACGTTTTCAGCGCTAGTTCAATGTCCGCATAGGTCGCCATGTCACGGCCTCCCTGGCAGGGTGGCCACTGATGCCGTTACGCCCTTGGCCACCAAGTCCAGCACGCGACCAAGTACGCGGCTACGGGTCGGCGCGACGAATGGCCGCGCGGGCAGGGTCACCGATTTCTTGAGTACGAACATCGGGCGCATGCCATTCTTGGTTTTGACCACTAATAACGGGTCTTTGCCGCGCCTCGGAATCAGCGTCAGGCTTTGTGACCGTAGCGAGCCCCGCCGCTGCATGAACTTGGCTTCGCGGTTCAACGGCACCGGCAATCGCTTCACGTTCTTAGGCCGGATCGTGCCACCGAATTCCTGAATGCGCCCATAGGGCACATTGGTGCCGATGCGCACCCGCAGTTGGTCCGCCTTGCCAGCGTCCACCTGGATAGACCGCCCTAGCGTGCCGGTGTCTTTGCCCGGTGGCTTACCGGCGGGTGACGGTGAACCGCTGCGGTTGACCATCTTCTTCATATCCGCTTGCACAAGCGTACCAGCGCGATGCACGACCGGCTTCAGCGTGCGCCGCAAGTGGCTTTCAATCTGTTTGCGCCATAGCTTGGCATGTACGCTCATGCGTTGCCCTTTCGCCGTTCGGCCACGATTCGTACGAGACGGCCCTGCGCCGCGTGGTTAGTTGGCGGCGCGATGATTTCGTAGGTGTTGCTGTCGTAGGTCAGCCGGTCGGACTCAACAATGTCCTGGCCACCCTCGACGTAGAACGTCACCGACTCCGTACCCGTGAACCGGCCATCACTCAGAATCTCGCTACCGCCGGACGGGCGTACAGCGCATGGCACATTGGTCAGGTGGTTGGCGTACGCGTCATCGGCTGGGTATCCGCCACTGTCCTGGGTGGTTCCCGGTGAACGCGTCACCGTCAGTGTCTTATCCATCAGGTGCAACGGTGCAAATACGCCACTCACGCCGCACCCCCGATCCTGATATTCGACCAGCGGCGCAACCTGTCCCACGCCTTGGATGCCAATACCGTCGGGTCGCCCAATGAATAGGACCAGTCGCCAAGCGACTCGCTGGCCAGATTGCCGTTGAGCGAGGCTGCGCGGAACGTGTCGGCCGTCAACTCGCAGGCGATATGCGCCAAGTCGTCAGGGATCGTCTCGTAGCCGGCTCGGTACTTGACCAGCCGGGTATGGTAGAAGTGTGTCCGGTTGATGGCCCCACCAGCGTGACGGTTAGACGTTGTAAACGTGAGCATGCCGCGCGGCAGATCCACAATTACGCCGCCGTCAAAGTAGGTCGGTGCTTCAAACTTGACCGTACCCGTCCACGCGTCGCGCGTGCCCGGTATCAGATCCTCACAGGGCACGTTGTCATTTAATGACGTGGCGGACCAGCCGGTTTCGGCCGTGATGGCCGTGGCCATATCGTCGCAGGTCAGGTTGTCGGCAAACAGCAGTTCGGTTACGGCTTGGCCGCTCGAGCTGTCAAACGTGTACAGCTTGATCGCTGTGTCCGTTACCGTAGCCGTGGCGCGGGCCGCCGTGCCGGGG